AACGAAGTTCGTTTCAGCTTCGTAGCAGACTTTCCAAAACTTTTTGTTATAGAAAGCCATCGTTCCATACGTCGAATTTCCGACTACGCCGGTCTTAACATCGACCATAAACTCATCCCAAACAACGCGACAGTCGAAAAACTTCAGATTAGCGAAGGGAAAGTTTCCGTCAGTGGGCATATTTGCAAGATATTTCTTGTAATACGCCAGAGCCAACAGTTCCCAACTAACCTGATCAATGAGCGAAGCATTAGGCGGACCACCGCTGCCTTTTGAACAAGTGTTATACATATTCAGGATTTTTGCCAAATATCCATCATACGTAGTAACAGCATTAATATCGCTAGTCTTGTTCTGCCACCAAGAGTAGGAACTCTGATCAATATTTCCTACACTCAGCGAAGCAGTTGGCGCGAACGCGATGATCTTAAACAGTGGATCAACAAACGTAGAACCGTTCTGCGGAGAAACATAGTTGGTAGTCAGCGAACTGCCTGAATTAACCACCATGTTTCCCTGGAGAAATGCTTTAGCAAAGAATTCCTTAATACCGATTTCGGTCTGCTGAATTCTAGCTGTTAGCAAATCTACGATTCTATGCTTATTCTTCTTGCGCTCTTCTTCTGAAATTGCAATCGGAGCTGCACACTGTGCCCAAGGAAATTGGGCCTGCGTGAGTCCATCCGGCGGAGTTGTAGGAAGTTCATCATATCCGCTGTAGCTGTCAACCGGCGTCAGCGCATACATCAAATCTTCCACTAAATACAAACCGCCATCTCGGCTTTCCCACTGATCTGAGTTATACAGATCATAGAAGAAAGCATTAGCCGCGCCAATGTTATCTTGAAGCGTCTGTCTGTAATTTGCCAAGCTCGTTGCAACCAACGAGTCATAGTTAAATGTACTCGCCGACGGCTGCCCCGAACTACCGTAAGTAGCCATTTTGGGCTTCTCCTATCTGCTGCTTTAGTTTTGGCCCTTGCCAGTTATTTCATTCAAAGCTGCCAAAACTGCTTCTCTTGCGGTTGGACGTTGTTTGCCACGCTGAATCGTAGCTTCATCAACATCGGACGAGACTTGTTTCTTAGCCTCTTCTGCGTTTTTCTTAATTTTTTCTACAACTTCTTGTGTTTTCTTGGCACTTTCAGTCTTGTTATCAGCGCCAGTTTTTGCAGCAGAAGAATTAGAAGATGACGATTTCGCTTGGGCTTCTTGCCCTTTCCCACCAACTAATCTATAAAGCGTTCGCAAGTATTCTTCCATACTGGTCTTTGGCCCAGGCTGAATTACTTGCATCATTTCAGTCATTTTTGCGTCGAGAGATTCAAAATCTGAAAACTCTTTAGCAAGTTTTGAATAAGTGCTATTAACTTCATTACTAACATCCGCTACGCGACGATCAAATTCAACTTTAGAAATCTTAGGCTGAATGGTCTTGTTTAAGATCTTCTCAATTGCTGGACCAAGTTTATCAGCTAAGAAAGCATTGTCTTCGCCTAGTTCCGCTTTGAGAATATCTGTAATTGTTTCAACAGCTTCATGAGTTGTGCCGCCAGCAGCTTTAATGAGTCCGGCTTTTTCTGCTAGAAATTTAATCGCATCTGTTTGGGTTGACGGGTCGGTAAGAGTTTCATAAATTTGAAGCGCCCGCTGAATTTCCTCAGGCGTATGATTAGTTTCAACAACAGGTTCTTCAACTTTTGCTTCTTCAGCAGGTTTTTCTTCAGTCTTGACTTCAGTTTTAGTCTCAGGTGCTTTTTCCTCAACTTTAGTTTCTTCCGTCGCAGGCGCAGCTTGCGCATCGAAAGCAGCTTTTACGGATTCAGCTAAACTCATTCCAGACATAAGATTCTCTCTTTCAAATTTAAACTTATTTCATCTTTAACAAACCCTGCATGATTGCATGACTAATGTGCATTTTAAGCAAATTCTTTGTATCTAATGGAATTTTCACATGGGCCGACGGCTTCCCGACGTTCACTTGACGAGAAGCACCAGCTGTTTTCAAACTGCTTGGCTTAGATTTAATCGTAGTTTTCATTGAACACTTCCAGCGTTTCCGCCCGCTGCGCGCAACTGCTCAACTATCTGTGATAAATCCGGCGGCGTAGCATTAGCCATTGCTGTTTGTGCAGCTTGATTTCCACCGCCACCGCCAGGCTGTCCAGAATTAGCCATAGCTGCCGCAGTATTTTGTGGCACAGCCCCACCCATCTTTGATGCCATCATCATCGCATTAAGTTGAGCAATCTTAGCAACTGCTTTAATGATCTTGTTATTACGGTAGCCGATTCTGTAAGCCAGTTCAAATACCACGTCAGGATTAGTCCCGACAAGAGGATACTGCGTAACAGCAGCCAAAAACTCGTAGAACTTCCGTTTTTCTTGGTCATTGACTACTGGACTCATTGACTCGACAGAAATGTTTACATTGAAGTCTATCTCGCCAAGATCCTCAGCAGTAATCATCTTGTAGTTAGCTTCTAACTCCGGTATTTCGTCCGGCGGTTTAGACATATCCTGATTTACTTTGATCCAAAACGGCAAAGCAAACTTTTCTCTGATCTGCAAGAGCGCTTCTTTAGCTATTTTGCAAAGCCACTGAGCTACAACAGCCTGCTCCGCAGTTTCACCAATTGTGCTGCGCTGATTGATAATTTGTGCCTGCGTAGCAGTTGTTCTATTATTTTCTAATCTTTGTTCAGATGAAGTGAGGGAAACTACGTTGAAATCTTCCTTACTCACCGCCAGCGAAGCACTCAGACTGCTATCTACTGCCGGATTATCAATAGGTTTGATCGCTTGATCTTGATTTGTATGAATGATGGTCATATCCGGTGCGGCCATCATCTTCTCTTCTTCATCTGGGTCTACTGACCCAACTTTTGACTGGAACAGACTTCTAGCTTTGCGCCGATGCGCACGCAGCATTTCATGTGCTTCGTTCTGTTCATCCTGTGGTGGCTTCCAGTTAAAAACTGGAGGCATGGGATAAAAACCTTTGCGGCGCTTTGTGAATCTTAAATCTATGAGCGGCAGCCGGTTAAATTTCTCAGGCTTGAACAAAATCGTTGCCGGAGAATCTTTAATGAGCAAGAATTCTTTAGCACGAAGATCCCAAATTTTCCAAACTTTCTGTAAATCCCCTTGCTGTGAAATCTGCGCTTCATCTTTATCATAAACAAACTCATTACTACGGTAATTTCCAAAACCGCCAAGCTGTTCTTCACTAACTCCAGCAGACAAAAGATCTTGAGTTCTAATCCATTCATAATATCCACACCAGTTGCAGCGTGTCAAGAAAGAACTATTAAATCCACCGACACGAAACCGATGTGCTGGAATTCGCTTAACATAGATAAACTCTTCTTCAGGGATTCTCTCAGGCTGAGTTATGACTTTACCATCTTTATCCATGTAATCTGGATCATAGTCAGATTTTAAAATCGGCATATTTGCGTTTGGATTTACGATCCAGTTTGCAGAATAGCCAACTTCTACAATTCCAAAGTATGACCAAGAATCCAAGAGCGCAAGCTCTACTTCATCTCCAAACAAAACGGCTCCGTTCGATAGAACTGTGTTTACTGTGTCTTCTAACATTTGACACATGCCGAAGGCACTATTTGGATCAAAGTCAGCTTTATTTGGCCGTGGAGTTACGTGAAAATTTGGCTGAGTGAAAAGAAGTGAAGGATTTTTTACTTTGATGGTTGAATAAACTAGATTTATTACATATGGTTCGTAACGATCATTCTCTTTCCATTGCTTTCCTTCAAAGTAATCATCTAGAGTTTTACACTTGAAGCGGCGCTCCCAGTCCAAGAAATACAGATTTGCAGCGTCTAGCCTACTGCGCCAAATAACAGCAGCACGGTCATCTGATTTCGAGAATGGATTAATTGTTGCCATTAGCTTTCGCTTTTCGTGTCACACACTGATCTGTATGTTCGCCGCGTCCAAAGACACATTTTTCACACGTACCGGGAAAGAGTGTACTTCCAACATACTCTACTGGAAGTACATACGGACGTTCTTTTCCGTAGTCTCCTTCTTTCTTATATCTCAAAGTATGCTGACTGGCGTGTGGCATAAAACTTATCTTTTATTGAATCGGCAATCCGTAGTTTAAATTGCCGGAGGCTTTCAGCGCTTTTAGCCGATTCAAATTTCCAAAGAAACTATTATGTGATGGCCGCTTAACTGGCTCTTTGGGAAACTTAGCATGAATAGCGCAAAAATATCTCAAGCAATCGTAAGCGTGATCTGAAATCTTGCTATTTCTATCATCACTGTAAAAGGGCTTTCCGTTGATTGTATCTAGAAGAACAAACTTCTGTGCTGAAGTTTCTCTCAGGACATGAAAACATCCGAAGGGATTTGCTTCATTTCTCTTAACGAAATAAAGTCTTGGCGCACCTTTAATTCCCGTCACTGGATGTGTAACAGACGGATCAACTCGTAATAGTTCATTGATCCGATTCCGCGTAGCAAACTCATTGTTATCTGCTTCAGTCCAAAAAATAGGATCTGATCCTTCTAGAGTTCTGTCTGCATATTCTTCTGCAACAGCCCAAAAGCCCTTTCTACTCTGGCTGCGCTTAACGAAGATATCTGGATCTGCAACATCCATTACATACTGCTCATCTCCAGAAAGTTCCCCAATGTTTCTACGATGATCTGAGATAAGTAGATCAGCTTGATAATATTCTCTGTAAACAATATAGATTTTTTGATCTGAAGCTGTCCACAAACAAGCTGTCGGCATTGCTCCACCGTGATCGAATGAACGATAAAGATTAGCTTTCTTCTTAAAATTTTGAACCCATTTATCATCTACATCAATGATAGACAGAGGATCTATTCTATGAATTGTCCCGCCGCCTTTGCTCCATTTTCCTTCAATAAATCTCTGCTTCCAAACATCATCGCGCGTTTCCATCGCGCCAAGAGTTTCTGTGTTAAGAGCTATGTTCTCTCGGCTACTGGCTTCAATGTAAAAATGCGTCTTGCGCCACTTATCTTGCCACTCTAGCGAATCTGGATGATATCGTTGCCAAATCCAATGAAGTTCTCCTTCATCTGCTGGATTACAAAGCAAGAGCATGTAAGATGGAACTAAGGGCTTTCCAGTAAATTTATTTTTAGGCCAATCTTTATTTAATTTAAGTAAATCCGCAGGAACTTCTGCCATGTCCCATCGGCCAACACGCGAATCAAGATGCAAGTAGATATTTTCACCAATTTCTTCTGCTTGATCTAAAAGAACCGTATTGCACTCCAGTGAACGAACTGCGTTCTCATCGAGATCATCGAAGTGCATGAATAAAAACTCGCTGCCATTAATCAACCGCAGGTAACCACGACTGGGAACCCAGGCTCCGCCAAATTTTTCATCATATAGTTCTGGTGGACAAATCTTAAAGAATGTCTGAACCGTAGTTTTCATCAAATCGCTATAGCGCCAGCGGCCAACAACTACTTTATAACGGGGAAACTTTGCAGCCAGAATAATAACTTTCATGCAACCTGCAAAAGTTTTACCATTGCCATAACCTCCATTGAAGCATTGATTTCTCTGCGTAGCTTCAACAAAAGCTTTCTGTTGCGGATTTACAAACTTTAGCGCTATGTGAGCCTGTGGCATTTTAAACTATTGAGAATGTAATTCCGCTAAAAGCCAGCGTTGAACCAGCAGAGGCTCCAAAAATTTCAACATTTCCAGTAGCACGAATAATCACTTGAATTGCTTTTTTATTATTCCCGTCATATCCTACAGCAACAATATCTAAAGGCGGTCTATAACCTGTGGCTAGTTGAAATAGAACTGTATTATCTGTAATTGTTCCCCCTGATATTGTTCCTTGCAAACGAACAACCGTACCTCCAGCATCAAGTCGATATTTTGTAGTAGTATAACTTCCACCAATATCACTCCAGCCATTCTGAAAAGAAACAGCTACCCAATCTGATGGAGACACATTCCCGAAAGTAATTGACCTAACACTTACATTATCTACCGTACCCGAAAAATTATTCCAGCCTTGAATTGCAGGAACATCTGTTCCAGTGGTGTAAATATATTCTACATAAGATCCTGTTCTAAATCTAGCTTCCCCTTTAGCATAACCAAGACTAAAATTTGCATAGCCTTGTGTTACAGTCAAATCATACGAAACTCTATACCACTTTCCAGCCACCGGCGCTACGTTTTGCCAAAGAGCATTTCCACCAGTTACATTAACAGCAATTGCCCAACTTGCACCGAATGTCCATCCGGTATTTGCTGACCAGCCAGTTCCACCGCCAGCAAAAGAGCCGTTTGTAATTAACTCTGCTCCAAGAGTACTAAGTTGACTAGTTGGAAGCAGATTAGCGATAGTTTCATTAAAATGGTTTGAACCATGATGACAATTAGCAGAATTTTCAAAAAGATTAATTCTATTATTAAAACCAAGATCAATTGAGCCTTGAACATAATTATTTGCAAGATAAATTGTTCCACTAGGATCATACACATAGCCAGAATATGTTAACCCATCGTCTAGTTTAATTGATGGATTACTGGAGTTGGACTCAAAATAATTATTTTCAATTCTTGCAACTCTAACATTTCCACTAATACGAAGTTCCCCAAGACTATTATTTTCCATGATTGAATCTTCAATGGAAATATCATTGTTCAATCCTTGGAAGTAAACGCCATAACCTGCATTAGAAGCAAAATGACAGAAATTATTTATATTAACTGTAGTTGTTTCAAATGTAGGAGTTCCGGGGGGATTTCCAGTTTCAGTAGGTGGGCCTGACGGATACGTAGTCGGTGGACAAATCCAAAGTCCGTGACCAAGACTATTTAATGACCAGACATGACTAAAAACCATTCCCCAAGCATTTAAAACTTTAATATTATTTCCACAAGCCCTGACTCCAACATTTTCAAATACATTGTTAACCGCAAAATTATAGGCATTGCTGCTTCCACCAATCAAGATTCCGATGGAATTTGCAACTGAGTTTCCATCAATGGCGAGATTTCTTATTACTATAGTTCCTGAAATCTCATCAATGAAAAATAGTGCTCCACCATAAGCCCCCTCTATTCTTGATCCAGTTGAATAAGTTGAAGACCAGACATCACTTCCAGAACCTTCTAAAATTGTACCAGATGGAATTGTAATCGTTGCAGTTACTTTATATTGTCCTTTAGGAAAGTAAATATGATCACCAGCAGCTATCGCATTTACAATTGCTGAAGTATCATCTGTCGTTCCATCGCCCTTGGCCCCATAATCCATTACATTAATAATCTCACCAGTCTTAGTGACTGTATGGCTATCATTCCAGTTAGATGGATTAATCAAAGATCCATCAGAACTATCAGATTTAGATGAAACAAACTTATGAATTATCCCGAAGGGCATTTATCTACTCCACGGCTGAAAACTGGTGCGGCCAGAAATTAGTTTGCGAAAGTGTGTCTTTTGAGGATGAACAAGCGTTTCCAT